AGTGAAGTAGTTTTGACCCCCTATGCGTGGAGAACCTAAAGTCTATGTGTTACCTTACTATGTGTTACCTTTTGATTAACAATATATACAATCCATTTTTTTATTATATTCTCATATTCAAATTTTATTAAGAGAGAAAACTCCCTATAGCATTCATACAATTACTGGTGTGATCACAAAGTAAAACATATGTGGTCTTGTGAAATCATAAGCCCAAGCAGTTCCCATTATATTATTCCATTTTATTTCCAATGACACCAGTTCTTGTCCCTTTTTAAATATGATGGCTTCATTTGTGTTATGCTTGTATCCAGCATAAGAATTGCCAGCATTATTATATTGCAAATGACATAATACCTGCTCTTGCGTTGTTGTATTATTGACATAATTTTTTGAACTTACAAAATCTAATCCTTTTAAAGTTAAATAACATGGTCTATCTGTATTAGTAATTCCAGCAGCACCTCCATCAAATGTGTGAAACATTCTTGACATTTTTATTGAAAATAGTTCATATTTATCCCACAGCAGTCCCAGTGCTAATCTCATATTAAAATTATTATAAGTATATACACCTGCCGATGAATTTAATATTCCTCTTAAACAAAATTGAGAGCGTATATCAGTCACATTTATTCCACGAATTTTCATCAAGTAAGCGTCCTTACTCGTTTTTGTGGTTGTTGGAATTTGATTACCATCAAATACCCTTGCTGTTAATTTTAAATCAAATGTATCCACCTTTGAAAATATTAATGGACTGGGTTCAAATGAACTATACTGCGTCCCAATTGTGGCTGACTGCACCCCATAACTTACAAAATAAGAGTATGGACTTGTTGGTTGTGCCAAATTTACCATTTCACTAAATGGAACTTCGCTTCTTACTTGCGGTTGAGATGCTACTTGAAAACTACTATTACAATACACATAATTACATATAAACGGTAATCCAAATGCGGTTAAATAAGTGAGTGCGACTGACCCTGCTATTACTGTGCCAGGATTAATTGACTGAATGGTTGATATGAGTTGTATTTCAAAAAAATCATATTTTTCGAATTCATCTTGACCGATGATTTCACTTAATGATAAATTATTAAATTGAACTATCCAACCATTTGCGTTGATTAATTGCCCTACATCATTAGATGTGCCGAATGCTGGTAAATCTGCTGTTTTTAATAATAGTGTTGCGTTTGGTATTTGCATATATGAATCCATTTATAATAGCACTTTATTATTTTGGAATGCCATAAATTTTAAATATGTAACTCTGCTCTGGGAAATTGAGTATTGATGTTGATGCTAATAATCCATCACTTACCTTCATCAATGATATGGTTAAATCTACTGTCACACTATGCTTTCCAAATGTATTGTAATTGGAAAAATACTGTTGCCCTACGCCTACAGTGGTTGACATAGCACTTCCCATTAAAAATCCAATACACGCTTGACTGGTCTGCGTCTTAGTTGCCGCCGAATAAGTGCAATTCCTAAAGTTCAATCCTGACATCATAAGTAATCCAATCTTGTCATTATTGCTTGGAAATGTGGTTGTTGCTAATAATACAGTCTGGATATTTTCAATGAGGATTATGTTAAACAGGTCATACTTATCAAACATCGTTGCTCCTACTACATCTCTAATGCTAATGTTGCTCCATGTTTGTTGCGTATTGGAAGCATTGCGGATACCGAGTTGCGTCTGGGTGGTTGTTAAATCTTTGGTGTTTAAAATTAGCGTGGCACATTCTATATTTGACATTCTATAATATGGAGTGAGATAAAATATATTGCTGGTGCTTGTTAGTTGCTATGTGTCTTAATTTATGACATATACCTGAATATTTACCACCACATTCACAAGTAAATCTTATTTCACGCCGTGCTTTAATTTTATCAATGTGTTTATAATACATTTTATGTTGCATCTGTTTATTATAGTCTAAATAATCCTGTGGCGATTTATATGCCTTACACATATTTAAAGTTGATACTGCGTCATTTGTCCAATATTGCTCTCTAATCCTTGCCTGTAATTTATTGTCACATTTATACTCTTCTAAGGGGGTCATGGTCCAATTATCCCAACCTCCATTTGCTCTAATCTCAACATACAATTTAAAATGAAATTCTTTTCCATTTTCATTATTACATCTTGTTTTATGTGACGTCTTTCTTGTTTTAAAACATTTAGTATGCCCTACATAAGTGCTAATAACATTTTCATCATTACAAGTAAATTTATACATAATATAGGTTTCCATTATACCTATATATGGAGTGGTGGTTTTAAGTTGTTTTTGGTTGTATTTAAAAGCGGGCAAACCCAACCCCATTCTCAAAAACAAGTAGCGTGTCAAAATTGGCGTACACATCATAACGAATAGACCCTGCATTTACTACCGTTCCGTATTGCAATGATAGATAAATATCGTCTGAAATGGTGCTCATACCAGCATAAATTCCATCTTTAGCAGCGTTAGGGTAGGATTCTAAATCAAGCCCAATATAAAATGAACCGCTTGTGGTCTGTCCATTTAGAAGAGTAGCAGACGTTTGAACTGTAGAGCCTGCAAGTTGGTAACTCTGCTTATCAATTGATGGCATATGTGCTAAATCTGATAATCCTGAAATTGACTTGAATAATTCACAAGCCATTTCTGGTAATGTGTTTGGTGGTTTGGGCGGAAGAATAACTGGACCGATTCTAAAATAGTATGAACTTAATCCATTTACTGCCGAACTGTGTGGGTAATAAGTGGCGGTATTAAATTTATCTCGGGACATCAATATCAATGATTTTAGACTTGCAAATTTGGCAGCAATTGGAATATTGTATAATCCATCATTTGCAATTACCTGCGAATATTGAAAATTTCGCCAGTCAGGAACAACCATTTGGAGCGGTTGACCTTGAAGACTTGCTTGAACCATTCCCATTGCCGAATCACTCAATTCAATATAGTTGGCGACATACTCGCAGTTATTTACAACTATGCCACCCACACCAGCACCTTGGCAAACAAACATTTTATTAAGAGTATCGTGCAGGGTGATTTCCATTCTAATTGTGGAATTCTGGCATGCAAATAATGGAAAATAGTTAGATTGACATAATGAACCCATCAATGAAATAAGCGATAGGCAGTAAGTTTGAGAAGTTGAAGTTGCCCCTGCTGCTACACCTGTGGCTAATGCCGAACCTGCATTGATTTGATTGACTGCTAATGAATTGATTACCGCTGTCAGCTGGTCGTTTGTTGGAGCGGCATTTGTAACTGTAACTCCATTGACCAATCCTGAACCTGCAGTTCCAACAACTGCAGCACCACCTGCCCCTGTAATAATTTGGTCTGGTCTAGTTCCAGCCATCATAGAATATTTACCATAAGACGCAGGCGTGCTTACTTGTAAATCAAATAATATTTTTGCAAGACCTGAATAGGTGTCAATATCTTGCAACAAGTTTGAGCCTGAGTACAATTTGATGCTTTTAATGATACAATGTGCCCCAGCTGAGTCCATTCTATAGGTATTAGCCGCACCATCGCCATTGGTTACTGCTAAATTAAACTTCAAATAAGACTCACTTGGCACTAGGAGCAGATTGCTGCGACTACTCAGTGCGATCTGGATTGTATCGCCTAACCCATAATTACCAAGTCCATTAACTGGAGCGATGTTGACTCTTGAACTTCTGGATGGGGCGGATTCAACCTTGCCTCCAAATTTGAGATTGCGTGGAATAGACATATATAATATTGATGAGATAAAAATATTATATGGCGGGGCTAATTGATTTATTCCATTTCGTCTCGGTATTTTTTGGCTTTGACTTTCTTTTCAAGTCCATAAAATTGCTTAATTGGCATTGAACGCCCTTTGATGGGTTCTATTCCTTGTTTGAGTGCAACTCCATCTTCATTTCTAATGCCCTCAGTGTGGTCTTCTGTTTTGGCTTGAAATAGTCCCATCAATGAAACGGGACTATGCTTGGTTCCCATCATTTGACTGGCTCTTCCAAATTTTACTCCTAAAGCACCAGAGGCTCGGCTTGATTTTACTCCCATTCGTTGCATTATATCATATGCCTACATTTTAATCTAATACATATTTCAAAATGTCCATTTGCAAGACCACGCTCCATTCAACCCCATTCAAATTAACGAGTTGGCTGTTCTGGTCTAAAATCTGGATTTGGATTTCATGCAAATAGTTGACAAATAGATTACTGCTAAATTCGGTGGTATTAAAATAAGTGACTAATCCATTGGCTTGATATGTGATTGGAATTTGACATAAGACTGTTTGACAGAGGCTCTTTGCTTTGCTAATGTTCCCTGTTTTAATATGGGGCACTGCAATTTGAAACGCTCTGATTGGTGCTAGATTACAAACGTAGTCACTTGTCAGCACTCTATTTATGCTCTGTTGATTTACTATAGAATTTCCAATTAGAGAGAAGCAGGTTGATAATGCATTATAAAAAAAGAAATTATATGTTGTATGCAGGAAGGACATTTTGTTAGTTGTTTTATTATATGTAACAGTAAAACCCAGTGCATTAAGCAGTGTATTTAATGCGGTTGTTAATGTAATTACATTATAATTGCCATTTGTTAAAAAAACAGTATGTTCAACATTGTCATTTGAAAGCGAATATGTGAGAGCATGGTTGCTGTTGCTTACATTATAAAATGAAACTGGAATGACTGCTGACTGGACTGACAGCCATATGTGATGTTGGTCTGGAATATCGATCATCGGCAGACTAAATGTGCAGTCACTATTTAGTGCACCCTGTCGGTCTGATTGGGTGCTACTGAAAAATAATTGAAATGACTGGTCGCTCATGTTATACTATGGTGCTAAAATTATTATTGCTGTGGTGGTTGGACTTGTTTGTCGGTGGTTGCTTTTGCGTGGATTGCCTCCATTTGTTCTAAAGGCGATTCATTTGAAATACTCGCTTCTATTATGGGGTGCAAAAATTCGGTTGCCAAGAACCCGTCTGGAAATTTGGATGCTGCATAATCAAATGTTTTATAAAAACTTTGGTATTGCAACTTTGACATGTCTAAAGTGCTGGGTGGATTTGCTGCCATAAAACTGAAGTCCAATTCGACTGGAAGAATACCGTTGTCGCAGTCTAAATCTATTTGCCTCAATATTTTGCTGGATGACATTTTATATACTATTCGGTTAGATATTAAAAAGAATGTAGCAACGTATTATAAAATGACTGAGTATGTATTTTATTTGATGTATGCATTAGATGAGAGCATTACCCAGATATACATTGGCTCTACTAAAAATTTATTTGACAGGCAATCCAAGTGCAAAAATAAGGTCAAAAATGTAACAGTTGTAGACAAGAAACACCAGTTCATTAGAGATAATGGTGGATTTAAAGCGTGGGGCTGGAAAATTCTTGAAACTGGAATTTATAATACTGATTTGGATAGTTTGGTTCGTGAGGAATATTGGATACAATTATATCAACCTGAATTAAATTCAAAAAGGGCATTTGCAAGTGATGAATGGAAAAAAAAGCAACGCCACCTTATAGATACGGGTGAGCCAAAAAAACTTTATAACAAACTATATTGTAATATAAATAAAACAATTATTAGTGAAAAATGTAAGCTTAAACAACAGCAACTTAGTGTTGAACAAAGAGAAACCATCAATGCCAGGCAAAGGGCAAATCGTGCCGCCAAGAAGGCACTACTATTACAACCAGACGAAGAATATACCACTAGTCCTCATGAAGTGTAAGTTCATTAAAATTTTTATACATTCGGTTCTCTACATTGTCAATGTCAAGATGAGTATATTTCTCATCAAAAATGTAGTGGTATAACTTGAGTGCATCGTCCTTATTTAAATTGATGAGTTCATTCATTATAGTCTCCCACTCTCGCTTGTTGCGTGGTTTAAAAAGTGAAACATAAGTGAATTGCTTTCTTATGATAAGCGGGCAGTATAAATATGACTGAAGTGTAAATATGATATGCAACTGCAAATGACGGGTGCGGGTAATCACGCTATTCAAAAAACGAACCATTGCTTTGTCTTTTAGCGAACTTGCAAAATCATCTATTATAATACAACTGTATTCCAATTCATCATCGTTTGCTTCCGCATCGTTTTTTTTAGCCTCTAATCCATCAACTATTTCTCTCAAAGTTTCAATGTCTAATTCGTGATATACCTTATCATGATTACGAAATGGGTGCTTGGTTATGCTCTTAAAACTACCCTCTGGAACAAAATAATACACGTTGTGATATTTGCCTTTATATAAGGCTTTATCTTGAAATAAATTCATCAGCATATTGGTCTTGCCACTTCCACCTGCACCACATAATGCAGTCACCGCACCATTACGCCTCGAGAGACCCTCTGGAATACCCTTGACATAAATATCCATTGCTTCCTTAATTGGCTTGGGGGCTGGTATAGCCTCATTATGCACTTCTGTAATATTTAATAATACCATTTAATATTACATGTTATTATTTATTTAGGCGTTCCGTAAAAATTATTTTCTCTCTACAATATAAAAATGGAAGCCCCTACGATTGAAACTTTAGAAAAGCCAAAGGCTGAAAAAAAGAAGAGACAGGCACGCACACCCGATTATTATGTTGAACCCGCAGTTGCACCTGAAGTCGTCACCGCTGAAATTATGGCAACAGTCCCCCCTGCAAAAGAAAAGAAGCCCCGTGCTCCTAAAACGGAGGCACAAATGGAAGCCTTCAAACACATGATTGCTGTGAGAAAGGAAAATCTCGCTGCTAAAAAGGCTGGATTAGCGGTTGAAAAAATAGCAGTGAAGTTGGAATTGAAAGAGGTTGTTGCCGATGAAAAAAAGTTGATTGCTAAACAAAAGCGATTAGCCAAAAAAGCGATGCCAATTACACCCCCTGAAAGTGAAAGCGAAGATGAGAGTGAACCAGAGGTTATTATTGTTAAAAAGGCAAAGGCTAAAAAAGCTGTTGCCAAAAAGAAGGATAAAAAAATCGTAATTGAAACCACCGATAGTGAAGAGGAAGACAGTTCAAGTGATTATATTCCGCCTGTTAAAGAATTTGGAAAATCTCATCGCAATAAAAAGTCACTTGTTAAAATTCATTATCCCGATGATAAACACAGTCGCAAAGCAGTGTCAATTAATACCGATGATTTTTTTTGTTAGACTTTAAACAGTTCAACACATTCCTCGGGTACATGCTGTTCTTTTTTTGGGTTGGGTGGGTGTAATTGCATATAACATTTGCAGTGGAAATAGTATTTTTTGTTTTCAATTCGGTCGCTGTAATAGTGCAGTGACCATATCCAAGATTTGCAGTGGCAACACGTTTTCATTTACATAGCAACATATAAAATAAAATTGATTTAGAGAGAATTGTCTAATGTCTATATATATATATATCAACCCTATAAACGAAATGAGAGGAACATATGCCCAAAATAAAAGCAGTATTTCTAATTACAGAGCAAAGAACCCTGATAAAATTAATCAAAAACGGAGACAAACATATGCTTGGAAAAAAATTGTGATAGAATTTTTAGCAATTTTGAGAGATTAATATTAAGCCCCCACAATTAATATTAATATAATAAAAAATTGATATAAAGAGATAATTATAATATACCTATACCCTATAAACAATGGAACTAACCGAACGAACCAACATCAATAAAATCACCTATTTAAACTCACTAACCGATAAGCAGTTGGGTGAATTCTATAACTGCAAGGACAAAGCCGAATTAAAAACCTCAATCGCAATTTTGAGACAATACCTGAAAACCAATGTCAAAGACCGATGTCAAACGACCCGCATCTACTCATATTCATTACAAACCCCGCTTGGGTCTGGTGGCAGATTGTATTCTGGAAATTCGTTGCAGGGACTACCCTCTAAAATTCGCGGATTTTTATTTGGCGATAATACAACCGATATTGATATGAAAAATGCTCACCCGACTATCCTGTCATATATTTGCACTCTAAATAAATTATCATGCCCCTATTTAAATGAATACAATATGAAGCGGGAACATATGATAAATAATTTTGACGGGTATTCCAAAGATGAAGCCAAGACCCTCTTTTTGTGTGCTATTAATGACAACAAAATGAAGCGACTTAAAAACGGAATTCGCAATGAATTTTTTAAAAATTTTGACAAGGAAATGAAGCGACTTCAAATTGAAATACCTGCATTACCAGTCTATGTTGACATTAGTAGTTCTGTCCCATCATCCAAAATTATTAATTGGAATGGTTCTGCAATGAACCGTATCATGTGCATGTATGAAAACAAAATCCTACACCAAGCATTGTCAGTGCTTAATGGTGCTAATATAGAAATATGCGCTCTCATGTTTGACGGCATAATGCCCTATGGCAATCATTATGAAAACGAGGAATTATTGAAAAGTATTACATCTTCCGTTAATGAAAAATTTGTGGGACTGAATATGCAGTGGAGTTATAAAGCCCATAATGCCGATATTGTGATGGATAGCGAGTGGGTTGTTGATGAACCAAAACCCTCAAATGGGGTCTGGAGTGATTTGGAAGCCGCGCAAACTGTATTTGCAAAATTTCCGCATTGGGTCTGCTGTCATAATGAGTTGTATGTATATGATACTACTACTGGATTGTGGGGTTGTGAGACCGTTATTCATAACAAAATATTCGTTTCATTGAAAGACGAAATACATTTATTGATTAAAAATTTCGACGGAACTATTACACGCTCATCTACTTCCTATGGAAATAATATGTCTCTAATGAATAAAATAGCCCCTTTATTAAAAACACTCTGCATTAATAACGATTGGCTTTCAGATATGCAAAATACATCACTTGGTAAAATTCTATTTGCAAATGGAATTTATAATTTTAAAGAGAGTAAATTTTATGAGGCTGTTGGGGGCGTTTTTAATAATCCTGACATCCTATTTGGTGCAAGATTAAAACAACCCTTTCATAATTTCAACGATGAAGATATGTTGTATATGCAAACGATTAAAAAGAGGTTTTTCCATGACCCACTTGGTGTTGAAATGGGTGATTATCTACTGTTGCTTTTGAGTAGGGCTATTGCAGGCGATATGATGAAAAAAATCTGTTTTGGGCTTGGTGATAGTAATAGTGGGAAATCCACATTATCAAAAGCATATTTTAGTGCCTTTGGTGAATATGTTGGTTCTTTCAATGCAGAAAATCTTGCATTTCGCAACACAGGGGCTGATGAAGCTCAACAAATGAGATGGCTTTATCTATTGAGATATAAGCGGATTTTATTTTCAAATGAAGTTAAAATGGAGTGCAAATTCAATGGCAATAATATGAAAAAAATGTCTTCTGGTGGAGATGGTTTGATAGCCCGTCTTCATGGTGGAAACGAAACTGAATTCATATCGCATTCATTGGGGATGCTTTGTGCTAACGATTGCCCAAAAATAGAACCTGTTGATGATGCACTTAATAAGCGAATGAATGTATTTTCATATAGAAGGGCATTCGTAGATGAACCTTCTAATGAATTTGAATTGAAAAAGGATGGAAATATTGAGATTGAAATGGTGAGTGAAAAATTTAAAAGTTGTTTAGTTGGGCTTACCATATTAACTTATTTAAATTATGTTGAAGGGGGGTGTATTGATGTCGTGCCAGAAGAAGTGAAATCAAGTAAAGAGGACTGGATTAATACCGATGAAGCGAACTTGGTTGAATTATTTAAAAATGATTTTGAACTGACTAATGATGCAAATGATTTTGTTTGTAGTGCAGATGTGCAGACATGGATTGATAGTAAAAAACTTGGTGTTTCAATGAAGAAATTTGGAGTTGATATGAAGAAATATGTCATATTGCATAAATTGAACCATATTGAGAATAAATTAAAAAAAATTGCTGGGAAACCACTGCGAGTATGGTCTGGAATGAAACATATTGATGAGATAGATGAATAAAATGGATTGTATATATTGTTAATCAAAAGGTAACACATAGTAAGGTAACACATAGACTTTAGGTTCTCCACGCATAGGGGGCCAAAACTACTTCACTTTCCACGCTTTATTAAAAGAAACGCGGAAAACGAAGTAATTTAGGGGGTCAACAGCCAACTAACCAAAAGACTATGTGTTACCCGTCTATGTGTTACCTCCACTTTTAAACAAAAACAAGTAAATAATGTCAATAGGTATCATCATCTATTTCCATTTCTAACAGCATTTAAGCATTAAAAAAAAAATTGATTGCGATTTCCATAATACTATATAAAACAAGTAACCACATTCAAAAAGGAACAACCTTAACATGTCAATTAATATTATTAAAGAGAGAAAGCAATGGGCAAATGGCAAAAAATTCATTTTCGAAACAAATGAATACACTTATCAAGCGGATGCATGGAATATGATAAAACAATTTATGATAACAAAATATGAAACGCGTTATGTAGCATCAGGCACCATTGATAAAGATTTTTATGAAAGTTATATTAAAAGCAAGATAAGTGCGTCTGCACGTTCTAAATTTAAAAAAATATTTGAAGACGAAGATGCAACAGTAGATTATTACAGGGTAGGTATTAATAATCCAGATGATAGAGCATGGACTTATAGTTGTCTCTGGTTCTTTGACATTTTAGACAAGGGTTATTTACCAGTGTATCATTCATGTATTAATACAAGCAGTGGATTAGCGATGTGTATGTCTTGTATGGATAGGGATGATGATGATGATAATTTTATGCCGATACATAAAATTATTGAATTTGGTGGTAATAAAACTAATCAAAAAATTATAAAAGATTTGCTTGAACTCACCCATAAAAAACAGGATAGTGTTGATGATATATTCGCGACCCTCTGCCATTTCTAACAGCATTTAAGCATTAAAAAAATTTCCGATTTCAATTCCACAAAATAGCCCTTGATAATGCATTAGGACTATATTTATCATTACTCCAGTCACCATGAATGCCAGCAGACCTCGCCAAATAATTTTCCCGCCGTTTCAAATCCAGATGCTTGGTAAAATCCTCATAACCAAGTTGCCCGAAATGAGACCACAATCCAGTGGCAGGATTGTACACCATATATTTTTTTCCTTTGCGGGTTGATATTTTGAAATACTCATTCTTAAATGAAGGTTGCAGGTAGTACCCTGCATTATTCCTCGCCCTCGCAAAATTGGAAAATTTGCTCAATCGTTCCATATACATTAGGCTCATATAAATATTTTTTCATCTTTGATATTTGACAGCCGATGTGCAGACAATGGATTGAAATATGTTTTTAAAGTTGTCATGCGATTTGCATTCGCATCAGCCAGCGATACTAAATCACCTCCACTGCGATATGCAGTCTCATTTTGGCGAATGGGTTGCCCGATACTTGCACCCTTATTGTAGGTAATTATTTTATCATTTTTCCCGCCGATGTACCCAGCGATAGCCCCACCAAGGGAGTACCCTGTGATTGTTGCAGAAGCACCCTTATGCAGTCGGCGGGCTTTTTCCAGTATCGCTTTGCTTTCTTTATAGCGGTCTGTTGATTTTAGTCCACCTGTCGCCAACCGAATGTCGGTGTAAATATCCCGCACGGATGATGGTCTCGTGCCTTTGACGTTAAGAATGAGTTCGTTACTGCGAGGATTGAAATACGTTGCATTATTAGCATTTGATAGACTGCTGTCATATGAGAAGCCATAGGCTTGAAGAGCTTTAACGCGGTCAGGACGACTGAGGGTGCCTGTATTAAGCACTTGATAAAGCGAAGGTTGTAATCTTGACATATACTATATGTGGAGATTTTAAAACGGATCTATGTAGCGATTAAAATTATATACCCACTTTTAGGCATGTTATTAACTGGTCTAGAAGTGGTTATAAAAAAGCTATGATTACCAGCACTACTGATGCTTTGGTGCCCAGTTTGAGTAGCACCATTTGCATAACACTGGGTATCACCTCTGGAAATATATTATATTTATTATTTAAGCATTTGAAAATAAGACTGCTAATTACAGGAACTTTTTTTTTAAAAATGAACTCACAAATGATAAACGCATTGCGGTTTTTGATACAGCAATAATAGATCCACTGCTATGGATAAAGTCAATAATTCGGCGTATATTTTGTATTTCCACTTCAGTGTCAATGCAGGGCATGAGGTCGCGAAGTATTTGAATAACGAGGTCTTGCTTGCAAATCTTATTTTTAACGCTTGGACTGGGTTTAAGCAGTGTCTCTATTAAATTGCAAATATAATGTATCAGTTCTAAATTATGCTTCATTGAATTGATTAGCGGAAATGCTTCTAAAACTGATTTTTTGATGAGCGTTGTGACCTTGATAATATGACCTGAATATTTTAAGTTCGCTGACATAGGAATGAGTGTAAGTCTTTGTTCCATTTATACTATTGGATTAGATATTATTTTTTTTGCTTTCATTTTTTGATAATTCTGCGATTTTAGCCTCCATACCCTTCTGGAATTCGGCCACTTTCATCCCCAATTTTTTAGCCTTATAACGTTCTCTCTGCTTCAATTTGATGGCTTCTTTATTGTCAACATAATATGTCTTGGAATATGCATTATTTTGAACACGTATCTTAACAATATTATCCAAATAATATTGTTTTGGAGACCTGCCAGCCCGATTCCGATTAACACATGGAGCTAAAGATTGAAAATATCCCTCACGACAAGCCAGTTCATCAAACGTAGTGCAGGTCACATTTTCAATCAGCTCTATTTTCCAATCATTGCCATCCAGTATTTTAAAAGAGGAACAATATGGTCTCTTGCTATCTAATTTCCATTTGCGGTGACCCGATGTATGCACACACAACCGCTGACATAAATATTTTTCACAGGTTGAGCCGACATAAATCAACCCAGTCACATTACATGTGAGGCGATAGATTTTTGCAAAATTATAATTGACCATTTTATATATATCTCTTAATAGAAGAAAAAAGAGAGAAGCAAACGCATGGGTTAGATAATATTTTTTTTTGCTTTCATTTTTAAACGATATTGTTGTTTTTTTTCATTAATAAGAACCCTATACTCATTCGTCTCTAAATCAATTGCCAAATATATGAAACACCATTAAGAACACAAGTGAATGAAAAGGAAGTGCGTGTTCCAGCAGAGACTAAAATGGTATTAACAATAAAAAACGAGTTTTTATCACGCAGATTAGTCGCCCACGAATTTATATTTACATCAACAGCAGATGACACGATAATCACTGTTGCAGTAGCACCAGTATAATACGCAGAGGCGACTGGTAGATGAAAAGTAATTGTCCCCAGCGTGTAGGTGAGATAATAGTAATGAAACATTGGAAACTCCACCGATATATAAGACCCACTATATTCAACATACTGACACATTTTATTTTTAGTCCCAATGGTTAGACTGTCAGTTTTCAATCCACCAGTCACATTCACTGCACTAACATTATACGCCTCTGTTTTTAATTGCAGTTTTTCAACACCGTTAATGCTGAAGGTGCTACTTGTGTTGCTATTATGTGTATAGGTGGTTAGTGATTGTGACGACACCGCTACATTATTTAAGAACTGGTTAATAGTTGTTTTTGGATTAACCGATGTTGTGTCTTGGGTGACATATAATGCGTTGGGACTTGCTCCACTGCTGACGATAAATGATGTGTTGGTATAGAAATGTTGACTTTCCATACTTGCTTTTAAGAATGTATTTTGACTGGTTGGATATAACGGATCAACTGAACTAAAATAAAACTGGGAATTATTAGCCCCTTCATAAATATTGTAGTGGAGATTATGCTTATCCCAGTATTGACTTGCTTGGTCTCCAGTGTCGCTATTAAATTTAACAACTGGGTTCTGCATATTATCAACTGTTTGAGATAAATTTAAAGTCGTTGTATTAATAGTAGCAGTGCTTGGATTAACAGAAACTAAATTATGAACGCCAGTCTGCTGATAGTCTGCCAGATACTCAGGTGCAAACACAAGCGGACAATTAGCATTTGTATTTTGAAGAGTGGTTTTTGTCAACACCGTTTTATCCGCAATACCATGCACCAACCCGCAGTCAATATTTCCGTCAGCACCCAGTTTTATCATTTCAGTCCCCAGTGTATCCAGAATTTTAACATTGCTTTTAAAGTCAGTGGAACCAATACCCGCCTCTTGATAAGTTGTTTTTGCTTCCAATGCTTCTATTCGTGGTTCCAGTTCAGCGACCTGTGCTTCCACTGATGCTGCCGATGCCGCCGCCGCCGAAGCACTCACTTCCGCTGCCGCCGCTGATGCCGCCGCTGCTATTGCTGCCGCCGATGCTACTGCCGCAGCTGCTCCTGCTGCTATTGCTGCCCCTGTTGCCGCCGACGCATCACCATTAGACCCATCTTTCCCATCATCACCAGTATTGCCCTTATCACCTTGCGGTCCTCTGTCGCCATCATTGCCTTGCCTGCCGTCCTTTAATAAAAAATTAAGCACAGGATTAGCAGTCGTTCCAGTAATAGACACGGCAGGAACGGCATTCACATCATGGCCGACATCTCCAATGGTGAAGTTGGGTGTAATGCCAATAGCACCATTAGCACCGTCTTTCAATACAAAATTTAAAACTGGATAATTTGGAACAGTCTCAACTATTGTTACTGCTGGAGTAGCAGTAGATGAGTGAGAAACAGTTCCAACGCTTAACACAGGTGTATAGCCATTAGTTCCATTAGTCCCATTAGTTCCATTAGTCCCAGCGTCCCCCTTTAATCCTTGCCCGACAACCGAGTTATATGTAACCATAGCCGAAGGGCTACTCGGCAATCCACTAATTACCAGCGGTGCAATATGACAACCAGCATCTGTATTTGACAGCATAAAGAACTCCAAATAGTCACCTGCCGCCAAATTTTCAATAGTATTAAAGGAGCATAATGTGCCGACTTCTGTTGTTCCAGTTTTAGTAGGCAAAAATACCTGCTCCATAGAAGTCCCCAGATTAGTTCCATTTTTTTTAATCCACACTACAACAGCACTATTATTAGCAGGACTATGCATATAAAGCGTTGTCTGTATGTTATAAATGCCAGCATAAGTGTTATAAATCCTGCTCGTTGTAGTGCCAAGTGCCACACCATTAGCAACCGATGTATCAGTCGAATTAAATGTAATGGCATAAGCAGTATTAATAACCGAAATATTTTGAGTAGTTGTATCATAAAAACTGCCAGTATAAGCAGGCGAGCCAACAGTTCCACCACCACCTCCAGTATCAATAGCATCAATTTGGTCTTGTATATTAGAAGTCAGCCCATCTAAATAGGTAGCAGGAACATCATTAATGAAATCCAAATCAACCGACCTTAACCCAGTGATATTTGAAGCCCAATTTGAATTAGATGTAATCATTTATACTAAACACATATTATTTTTAAATTAAAAAATATGTATTGCATTTTCAAACTATGTTTTTTTTGGTCTGCCTCTACCTCGCTTCACAACAGGCTTGTCCTCTGCTCCCATCATCTCCGCTTCCCTCATTTGATACTTGGTGCGCCTTGCACCAATACGCTCCGCCTCTGGTATATAACCTAAAAATGGATCTTCATACTCATAACCGACTGCATCAATAGCTGGTGGAATTTCATCAGGAATATTTTTAGTAATTTTCATGGGTTTAATAAATGTATTTTGTGGTTTTAAAGACATAGGATTTGTCAGTTCAAATGGCTTTGCGGGTTGGTAAGCACCCTCATAAGTAAAATCAGGTTCAAATGCCTCCACTGGAGGCGGAATAATATCGCCAACAATAGACGGCTCACTCGGCAACTGCTTATAAAATCTGGTATAAGGAGCAACCTCCATATTTGAAGAATTATTATCACCAATAAATGAGCCATCGTTTTCATAATCAAGGTCAGTTGAATTGCCCTGCTGTGGCATACTAAATGACCCCAGTTGTGATAAGGTCATATAATTTTCATCAAGCCGTTTATTAATCATGTCCATGCGATTTTTAATGTTCTGTTGTTCTACTGGGTCAGCCCTTCTTTTAAATGCGTCAATCTCCAATCTGCGTTTATCAGCCTCAAGTCGCCCCAACTCAATATTTAAATCAGCCCCACGTCTAAAGTCATTAGACCCACCTCCTCCAGAAAAAGGGTTATTATTCATTTTATTGGCTGCCTCCATCATTTGCTCTGGAGTAAGTCCTCGTTGTCTCGCTTTGTAAGCATAAGCAACGGCACGCCTTGAATACCGTCTGTTATGTGGTCTCACCAAATATCGTTCTTTGATAAGCGATTTCAGGTCACTCACTTGTATTATCAGTTTGCCCATATATATATTAATTTATTTTAATTCCTTCTCTCTAAATTCATTATTTCTTTTTACATGAGAGAGAATTAGTTCCTTCATCTCCTTATAAAATACTTGTTTTTGATTAGCGTCATATATGCTCATACAACGCAAATGATAAGCCCCATTAATAGGAAGACGATTAGAATTGCAAAAGCAACATTTGATTTTAACAGCAACGTCCATTGATGATATACTTATTAAATATATTATCAAGCCTATTTAAACGCTTCTCTCTATAATAGAATAACAATGGAAATTGAAATGAAAATTACAACAGAAGAGTTGCAAAGAATTATTAGTAATCAAAGTAAATGGTGTGAGCAATACACCATGCAAACAAAACAAAAAAATGATGCCCGCAATGCATACATTAGAACCGCACCATGGTATTCTCAAAAACGAGAATATCAAACTGCCTATAGATTAGAAAATGGTTGGACTAATTCAAGACGGAAGTCCAAATATTCCCCTGCAGTCACGCAGTCACAGCCACGTCAACCGCCACCAGATTGTCAGCCAACGGTGCAGGAATTTTTACATACTGCATCAATTGACCAACCGATGTCCCCATCGCCACAGCATCTTCAGTCATCTCTTTTAAATTAACAAACGAATATTTTCCAGTCAAATAAATATGTCTCAACATGGACGTGCTGATATTCTTCTCAAATATCCCATTCAATCTGCGACGCATATCGCTCTCATTTATGGCATGCCCATTGCGATTAAATAGCAGGTTGTCTTGTCCTTCTGGAATAATCTTTAAATACTTTTTTATTATGGTAAGCAGTTCTTTTGGAATGTCAATGAAACACGCACCATATGTCTTCACAGTTTTATAATTATTAAAAACAAATTTCTTTGCCTTTAAATCCAGATAGTTCTCCTCATCAACATTATAATTTCTCCATTTGATGTTCCAATCGGCAGACCGTCTTGGTGCGATATAAATACCAGTTGTCAAGCAAAGCAACACATAATTTTGAATATCGCAAATTTCTTTCATAGACGGGTTACCTTTGTTATATAAAAAGGAAGCCAACTTTTTAGCCTTGATTGTTATTAATAGCACTTCATCAGGTGTAATCAAATTATCAGCAAATACGCCATCCTTATCCTGTGACTGCATTTTGGTCTCATGTTGTTTGATATCTTGCATCATAAGTCCTCTATAACATTCTTCACCAGTTAGCACCACTAATCCAGCCAAACATGTTTTTCTTTTGTTGTATTCAATCGGTTGCATATGAGCCATTATCACCTCCATATTAAAAAAATTAGCCAGCGTTACTGGTTCTTCATTCCACAGCTTCTTATGCAGTGACTTCAAACAAGAAACATAAGTTTTAATAGTGCCTTCGCTTAATGTAGGGCGATTTTCCAGTAATTTGTCCTTAATAAGTTCCATGTATATATAAACAATATTATATATTTAAATGCTTTTTTGTTAAAACATATTATTGAAAAATATTAGCGAGTATTTATTGCCAACCAAGTCATCGGTATTCCAGTGTTCAATAGTAGAGCCATTGAAAATAATGGGACTGTCATTTGAATATGAGAATATAATAAAAAAATGGATTGTATATATTGTTAATCAAAAGGTAACACATAGTAAGGTAACACATAGACTTTAGGTTCTCCACGCATAGGGGGTCAAAACTACTTCACTTTCCACGCTTTATTAAAAGAAACGCGGAAAACGAAGTAATTTTAGGGGTCAACAGCCAACTAACCAAAAGACTATGTGTTACCCGTCTATGTGTTACCTTTTTTTTTCATCTATTCTCTCTCCTCTCATAAAAAGAATAGAATAAAGTAATACCATACTACATAACAAATAAAACAAAATATATAAAATAAATGACTGCATAAAGTCAATCAATCCTTAAATGCAATTTTGCATGCACCTTATGGCGATAAACAAAAAAAGCGAATATGATGACGATTATGTTTAAAATGAAAATGAATAAAATAGAGTAAAAAAAGTTTGTTTTTGATTTTAGAGAGAAATCTTTGCGGACTTTTTCCAGTGTCACGATTGAGGAATATAGTCCGTCTTTCCGTCTTTCCGTCTTTCCGTCTTTCCGTCCTTTTGTATGCGATAAACAAAAAAGTAAAAAAAGTTCTGTTGATGTTAAAAATAAACAAAATCGTCCTTAAAAAAACGGTTTCGTCCATTCCGCGCCCGAATAAACAAAAAGGACGTTTTTTGGACGAAAAATCTATTT